TGGCATCATGCAAATTTTAAAAGAAACTACAGTGTGGAACACGGATTATCCCGTGGCTAATCACACATATTTACTGGATAATCATAATCGGTTAATCGCATATGCTCGAGCCGATAATAACGAAATCATTATCAGTAAATCTCAATCTATTACTATCGATAAACGATATAGAACATTTAAAATAGTAAATCATCTTGGTTTACAGAAACTAATTAAAACTGAAAAACAAGATGGTGTTCGAATATTTAAAGTGCAATCTGGTCAAAAAGTATATAATGTCGAAATTCGAGAGAATGGGTATATTTGCACTTGTACTGGATTTAATTTTCGTGGAAAATGTAAACACGGCGTGGCTGTTGTAGAAAAACTACAGTCTAAAAGTGTTGCTTAAATACAACAGCAAAAATACTTGACAATTGCCGAGTCCTGCGTATAATGGACTGCATGATGAAAAGAGATAGTAAATCACAAATCGCTTGGGAAATGCAAGCGTACGGTTCGACCAAGAGTGATATTCTTGAGTCGGTTAAAGATTCAATTACTTTCAAGTTTTCAGGACCTGGTATGGTGGTTATGTCATACCTTTCTGATTCTCAGGAAGTTATGGCATTCGGTGATACTGAGCGTGCTCGTCAGTATGTCAATATCGCCAAAATGTTAATTGCTGAGTTTCATCTCGGTTTTAATTCACAAGTTTAAGGATTTTATCATGGCTTACATGAATCAAGAAATGAAGGCTACCATCGCTAAGAACCTAAAGCCGGTTCTGAAGAAGTTCGGTATTAAGGGTACGCTTTCGGTGCGTAATCACTCGACCATTGTGCTGACGCTCAAGTCTGGCAAGGTTGATTTTTTTACTGACTATGGCGACCGTGAAGATGCTCGCAAGTTTGGCATTGATGTAAATCCTTATTGGTTCCATGAACACTTTACCGGCACTTCTAAGGTATTTTTGACAGAAGCTTTTAAGGCTATGAAGAGTGCCAATTGGTATGATGAATCGGATATTCAAACTGATTATTTCAATACTGCATACTACTTTCGAATCAATGTTGGTAAGTGGAACAAACCTTACATTACGGCATAAACAATGATTCGCTTGATTCTTGGTTTTTTTCTTTTGTTTGGTGTGGCTGGCACAATAGATGCCGACCAAAATATTGGTCTGGTAATATTGTGCATTGTTGCCGCATCTGGCATGGGTTTGATGTATTCTGGCCTCTCCAGTGTCAAGTTTGAAGAATGATTATTCATACTCATCAAAAATCTAAAAAGCACAAGCTCAATGCTAAGCAGCGTGAGCTTCGTGATTCTTGGAATGAATTAGTGCAAAAGCACGCACCAAAAAAACCTCTGAAGGCTGTCAAAGTGATGTTGTCGCCGGTTGTGACAGGCTCTGTTATTCGTGAAAATCCAAATTATCCTAGTCTTTCATCTTTTGTTCCTGGCGGTGGTTGCACAAAACCAATACATGGCAAAGTGTACACTGGCACGGCTATGAAAGGTATTGGTACTTTGCACAAGAGCAATGCTGTACCAATTTTTACTGATGAAGAAGCTCGTGACCAAGCAAATATGCGTAGATAAAATGGAAATTACTTTAACACAACCAATCATTTTTATGTTAGGCGCCTTTATTGGTGCTCTATTTGGTCGCCTTGTAACTTTTGGTGTGATGGCGCTTTCGTTTTTAATTTTTTTGTTGTTGCGTTAATACAACAGCCTTGACAATTGCCAATTTTCTGTTATAATGTTTCACAATGAACAGTGAACAAATTCAACAAAAAGTTTACGATTGGGCTCTCGGTAAGAATTTTACTGCGCCCTACGGCGTATTGATGGGCGAGCACACTAGTCAAAAGGGCGCAAAATATCGTGCTGTAACTTTTGGTCGTGCGAGAACTTTGGACGCTACTGTTGAAATTTACAATCGAAATTTTATTCTGTTACGCACCAGTGCTTACGGTACAGAAATTTTTAATGATGTTGCTACTTTGATGGCTAAATTGGAAACTTTATGACTCGTTTTGAAATGATAGAAAAGATTGCACAATACAATGTGGAATCTATGACAGTAACTAACCTAGAAAAAATTGCTTTCGTTCATCTTTGTGTTGATTTAAACAATTTGTCTGATAGTGAATTAGTAAAAAAAGTGAAGGAGATAGAATCTTATGATTCGCAAGAAATCTAAATCTCGTGGTCGTACCGTAATTGATTTGACCGGTCCGCAAGGCAATGCCTTTTATTTGCTAGGTGTTGTTCGAAGCACATTCGCTCGCTCGGGCGCTCGTGAGCTAGGTGAATCAATTTGTGAAGAAATGATGAGAGGTGATTATGAACACCTATTGAAAACTTTCGATTTGCACCTTGGTGACCACTTTATTTTGGAGCGTTAAAATGACCAAACTTCGTGATTTTCGATCTCCGCCTTGGGAAGTCTCTTTGTATAAAAAAATTCCTATGGTAAAATACAATCGTGAATCAATTAAACTTATTCGTGAAATCGTCGGAGAACCAATTCGTGTTCGTTTTCGTGGACCTCGGCCGGCTAATTCTGGCCGTTCGTTTGTTACTCGGCAATCCAGTTGTCTGAAGCAAGATGCGGTAACTTTTGCCGTATACCGCGATACTCGGCGATAATGCAAATTGCTCTTGACACTTGCTCATGCCTGTGTTACACTGTAATCTCAAAATTAAATTGAAAGGACTATATTATGCCTCGTGGAAAATCTATTAAACTCAAGCCGTTTCAAAAGTTGCTAACTGTTCTTGTCTCTGGCAAGCCTGTAACTGTTGAAGAAATTGATGCGACTCTCGGTAAAGAAATTTACATGTATCGCCTCTCAACTTATATTTGGCACATTAAGACAAATGCCAATGGCGTTGTCAGGGCTGTCAAAGACGGTCGCAAAGTAACTGCGTATCAAATCGTCAATGTAAAAGAGATGGAAGAATATCTCAAGCGCACTGGCGTTACTAAGAGTGGCTTCGAACCTGGTAAGGTCGAAAAGAAGCCCTCAATTGCTAAGCTTGCCGATCTAAAGGCAAAGCCGGTCAAGAAGGTTAAGACTTCTGTGAAGAAGGCTGATCCTGTTCAGCCCGTTGAAGCAGTTCAACCTGTTGCTGACAAAATGACCATCGTTGAAGTTACCGAAACTTCAGCTGAATAATATATACATATAATCGGGGGAGTAGCGTAACGGACACGCTCACTCTTAAACAACAGCTGACTGTCGGGAAGATAGACAACGTGCCCCTTATCCTAGGTTTGTATTATGAATATTTTCTACCTAGATCGTGATCCTAAAACTTGTGCTGAAATGCACCTCGACAAGCATGTGGTCAAAATGATCATTGAGTATGGACAACTTATGTCTACGGCTCATCGTTTTCTTGATGGTCATATGTATCTTGACAAGACGGCTAATGGTCGATCTATCAAACGATGGCGTGTTAAAGATGATATAGAAGATATTTTGATGAAAGCTTCACATATCAATCATCCGTCAGCCATATGGGCTCGCGCAACACGCCAAAATTATATTTGGTTTCATCGTATGTGGTATTATCTTTGTAAAGAATACACTTATCGTTATGAAAAAATTCACTCTGTAGAAACACGGCTTGGTCAAGTGCTTTATCTTCCACCCGAAAATATTGCTCCTGGTGATTTTTATCCTCCGACTCCAGCCATGCCAAATGAATGCAAAATACCAAATAATTCTTTAGCATCTTATCACAAATACTACATAGAGCGTAAAAATCATTTCGCCAAGTGGACTAAGCGTGATGTTCCGTTTTGGTTCTCAGAAGGACTAAATAAACATAATGCCAACTTATAGATTTGTGAACATTGAAACTGATGAAGAGTTTGAGGATTTTTTGACCAATTCTCGTAAAGAAGAGTTGTTAGAAAAAAACCAACATATTCGCCAGTTGCCATCTGCGCCTGCTATTATCAGTAGTTCCGGTAGCCTCGACTCGAAAACTGATGATACTTGGAAAGAGGTTTTAGCGAAAGTTTCTGAAGCCCATCCCGACAGTCCTCTTGCGTCAAGATATGGCAAGAAAACAATACATCAGGCGAAAGCTCGAGATATTTTTAACAAGTGGAAAAATAACTAGATGATGAGTTTGTATTTTTCATCAACCAGAGAGATAACCAATACATTTGGTGTCTCTCTTTTTTATTTCCAAAAAGGTAGAACTAATGGCAAAAAAACTACAGAATCAACAAAACCATTTTTCTTTAAGAAGAATCAAGCCGTTGACCTTAAATCAAGAGGACACATTTAACGCCTTTAATGAAGGCAAACATTTACTTTTACATGGTGTTGCCGGAACAGGTAAAACATTTATAACACTTTACTTAGCATTAAATGAAGTTCTAAAAGGAAATTCTCTTCAAGATAAAATAGTTATCATTCGCTCTGTAGTCCCAAGTCGAGACATGGGATTTTTACCAGGAAATGTAAAAGAAAAAACAAAAGTATACGAAGAACCATACCGAGAAATTTGTGATGATCTATTTGGTCGTGGCGATGGTTATGATATACTAAAGACTAAAAAACTTATTGAATTCGGCACAACTTCATATTTAAGAGGTGTAACCTTCAAGAATGCCATTGTAATGGTTGACGAATCGCAAAATATGAATTACCATGAGCTTGATACAATCATTACACGAATTGGTGATAACTGCCGTATTGTGTTTTGTGGTGATTACCGACAAAGTGATTTAAATTCAAAAGAACGAACAGGTTTGCTTGAGTTTATGAAAATCATAGATAAAATGGGATGTTTTGATAAGATTGAATTTGGTGTTGAAGATATTGTTCGATCTGAATTGGTAAAAAATTATATTGTGACTAAATTGGAATTAGGTTTTGCGTAACTTTGAATTTGTAAAATTAAAATCACTAGACTACGATCTTAAAGCAGTAACAACAGATGATGGAAGAGTGTACGAAACACCGACAGGTGAAAAGTATCCTTCCATCACTACTGTTCTTTCTTCTTATAACAAGAAAGCTTTGTTTGAATGGCGTGAGCGTGTAGGCGCTGAAGAAGCAAATCGTATTTCTCGAAAGGCTTCAAGTCGAGGCACAAAACTTCATACGATTTGTGAAAAATATCTTTTAAATGAATCTGACGGCATAAAGTTTAAAACTATGATGCCTGATACCAAAGAATTATTTCTTCAACTTAAACCACATATTGATGAAAATGTTGGTCGTGTGTTTGGCATTGAACAAGCACTTTTTAGCCATCGATTGAAAATTGCTGGTCGTTGTGATTGTATTGCAGAATGGAATAATCAACTTTCAATTATTGACTATAAAACGGCTTCAAGAGAAAAAAGTGAAGACGGCATTTTAAACTATTTTATGCAATGCACTGCATACGCTGAAATGTTTGAAGAACGAACTGAATTGCCAGTAAATCAGATTGTGGTTGCAATTGCAGTTGAAGACTCACAACCACAAATCTTTGTAAGGGAAAAGCATAAATACCTTAATGCGTTAATGAATTATATTGCTGTATGAAGCAAAGAGAAAAGTGTTCTGGACGGCGGTTCGACTCCGCCCATCTCCACCAAGAGCATATTAGAAATAGTGTGTTGTTGCTGGGGATGAAATGGTTTCGACAGGGCAAATAGTAACAGAGTGGACAGCACGACACAGAGAGTCGTTAAAAGTAAATCAAGTAAATGCAAACGATGAAAAGTTCGCATTAGCAGCCTAAACACTGCTTAGGGTTCGGTGGGTTCCTCGTAACAGAATACCCACCATTTATTAAAACAAAATCCCAATCGCCGCAAGAGGCAAATATTTTTTTATGAGACTTTTTAAAGTCTAGTGGGTAAACTATCTTGAAAGGAAAATGATGGGAGCAAAAACCTTATTTTTTGGATTGTCATTAGCAAGTATTATTGTAATGTTGCTAGCAATTCATGTGGATACAAGAAGCATTCTACCGATGAAAGCGCCATTTAACGCGCTTAATGCAGAAGCACAAAAACAAATATCGTGTTTAGCTGAGAACATTTATTTTGAAGCTGCACATGAACCAAAAGACGGCAAAATAGCAGTTGCTTTTGTCACTTTGAATCGCCTACGAACAGGCAATTATGCAGACAGTATTTGTGGCGTGGTTTTTCAGAAAACTAACGGTACTTGCCAATTCTCTTGGTATTGTGATCCAAATGTTACCAGATTACGCTTGACAATTAAGAACAGTCCGTTGTATAATGAAATCTTAGAAATGTCGACCTATCTTTATCTAAACCTACATCGGGTTCAAGATGTTACGAATGGTGCGACATTCTATCATGCGGATTATGTTAATCCTGGCTGGCAACTAAAAAAGGAAAAGCAAATTGGTAGACACATCTTCTACAAACGAAGCGGAGATCAAATTGACCGAAACAAAACCATTATATAATCGAGCAAACCGCGATTTAATTACAATTATGATAGCACTTACAATTGTATCTTGTACCGCAATTGTTGGTACAATTGTATATAATTTAAATGATCGCAATAACATGGCGAAAAATATCGAAGCTGCAATTGCAAAGGGTGTTGATCCTTTGTCTGTAAAGTGTGCATATGAAACAAATCCAAATTCTGTTTGTATTGCACATTCTTTAAGTAACAAGAAGTAATTTTTGGAGATATATTATGACTAAATTTACATTTATTTCAGAGGAGCCTCAGGACTATAGCAAAGTTACGTTTGAATTTAACGCAATATCGCTAGATACGATGCTTAGACGATTTGAAAGTTTTCTTCGTGGTTCTGGTTATACCTTTGATGGTTATCTTGAGATTGTTGAACCATTATCTGAAGAATTAAGTGATGTTGAAATTGATGATGTAAATAATGTTGGTGAAAAAGTTTTTTCAAATCTAGTAGATGGTCTAAACGGAGTTAGCGCTATTGAAAACGAACTTTGGCTCAACGAAGGAGTACAATGCCAACTAAAGATGAAATGAAAAAGTTTGCATATGCAATTGACAGCATGGTTGCAAACTCAGACTATACATATCTTGAAGCCATTGTAGAGTATTGTAAAGAAACTGGACTTGAAGTTGAAGTTGCTGCGTCTTTAATTAACACTGGTCTTAAAGCTAAGATTGAATCTCAAGCGATGGACCATAATATGTTGAAAATTAAAACATCACGATTACCTATATGATTACTGGATATGAAGCGTTTTGTATTTTTCAAGCACTCAAACTTCATTTCTCTTCCGATTCATACGATTTTTTTAAGTATCACGGCAAAAGTAAAATCTATGTAGATTCTTTTGAAAATCGTAAAGACAAGTATCATTTCTATAAACTATCTCGGCGACTGCCAAGTAAAGATGAATTAATTTTGTTTATTGTTGCTAATCTGCTTCACAATGATAATTTATGGGTTGGTGATTTGTTGACCGAAGAATCCGAAACCATCTTTAGAGAGCGACAAAAGATTATTCAAAGTCTTTCGTACACTTTTGAAAATGATTGTCGTAAACTCTTTGCTGGTATCGACAATCCAAATGATTTATTGCAAAGTGAATCTGGTGATTATCCAGTTCTATTAACAAAAACTCTGCAAAAAGAAATACAAATTGAAACTCTTTGTATACTTAATTCTATACTGAAGTTTTTTCCAATGTGGTCGAAAAAAATTACTGACACTATTCGATGGCCAGATTACCGAAGAAAAGTTGAAAAGTTTACCGCATTTTTATCTTTTGATGATGTAAAATGTAAATCTATTTTAAAGAAAGTAATGAATGAAAGTAAAAAAGTTGTATCTTGACATGGATGGTGTTCTAGCACATTTTGATAAGCGCTATCACGAACTGTTCAATGAATCACCGGCAGACTCAAGACAAAACAAAAACTTTAGTCCTAACTGGACTACTTTTGTTGAGGGCGAAAACTTTGCTACACTTGATAAGTTTCCTGGTGCTGATGAACTTGTAAAATTTGTGAGAAAGCTAGAAAATGATTTTGATATTATAGTTGAAATCTTATCTTCTAGTGGTGGCGAAAAATATCACAATGAAGTTACACTTCAAAAAAATAATTGGCTTAATGGACATCAAATTTATTACACTCGTAATATTGTGCCTGGCCGCCGACTAAAGAAGAACTATGCAACACCAAAAACCATTTTAATTGATGATACGCCAGATGTAATTGACGATTTCAACCGCGCAGGTGGTATTGGCATTCTTCATGTGAATGTGGCAGATACAATTAAAAAGTTGAAGGACACATTTGCACTTCACTAAATATATCTACATTATGTTTTTGTGGATAATTCGTTTACATACCGTTAATACTCCGTCATACGAAAGGAAAATATATGACTTCATTTGCTAATCTCAAGCGTAACAAGAGTTCGTTTGAAAAACTCACTAAGGCTATCGAAGCCGTCAATCAACCTGCTGATTCAGGTTCCAAAGAAGATACTCGTTTCTGGCAACCAGTTGTAGATAAATCTGGCAACGGCATGGCTGTTGTTCGTTTTCTACCTGCACCTGCTGTCGATGGTGATGATGCTCTTCCTTGGGTTCGTGTTTTCTCTCATGGATTTCAAGGTCCGGGTGGATGGTTGATTGATAACTGTTTAACTACAATCAATCAAAAGTGCCCAGTTTGTGAACACAACAGTATGCTTTGGAATTCAGGTGTTGAAGCCAATAAAGAAATTGTTCGTAAACAAAAGCGCAAATTGAACTATGTCGCTAATGTGTTCATTGTTTCTGATCCTAAGAATCCTGAGAACGAAGGTCAAGTCAAGCTCTTTAAGTTTGGCAAGAAGATTTTCGATAAGATCAGTGAAGCTATGAATCCAGAATTTGAAGATGAAAAGCCTATCAACCCATTTGATTTTTGGGAAGGTGCGAATTTCAAGTTGAAGATTCGTAATGTTGAAGGCTATCGCAACTACGATAAGTCTGAGTTTGATTCACCTGAACCACTTTTTGGTGGTAATGATGAAAAACTTGAAACACTTTGGAAGAAAGAACACTCTCTTCAAGAGTTTACTGATGCAAAGAACTTTAAGTCTTATGAAACTTTGAAAGGTCGCCTTGATAAGGTTCTTGGTTTTGAAGGTGTGCCTATTCGTTCTAAGGCTGAAGATACAGTCGCAAAGATTGATGCTGACATTGACACATCAAACACTGGCGATGAAGAAGACTTGGATTATTTTAAGTCACTAGCAGAAGAACGCTAAAAGAAACCCTGCTTCGGCAGGGTTTTTTATTATATTGTTACAGTTCTTCCGACTAACAACTTCATAAACTCACTATCGACCACACCTGGTTGATTATATGCTTGTTGAGTTCTGGCCGGCGATTGAACATTGTTTGTAGTTGGTGCTGAAATAATAACTGGCGCAGAAGCTACCTGCATTCTTTCTTTAGCAACCTCTGTTGTAGCGGCAGCAATCATCGGTCCTGCCGGTGGTTTAGCTGCAGCAACAGACATTGATGGAGTAGCAGGTTGTAGGGAAGCTGTCATTGTGGGACTTACACCAAGAGAAGCGGTTTGTCTTGATGTTGATTCACTAATTTTGGTAAGCTTAGCGGCATATTCTGGATCGGTAGCATAACCAGCTTTTTGTAGAGCACTAAAAAAATCACTAGAAGTTTGTGCTTGAAAAACACCCGCTTTTTCGTATCGCTTGTTTGTTTTTAAAAAACTAACATAGTCATCTACAGCTTCTTCTGGACTTGAGTATGACCTGAATGGTTGTGGTATACGAACTTTTTCTCCACTAATAAATTCCTGAGTCATTACATCTTCTTTTGGACCACTCCAACTCTTATCTGCTTTTATTCCAAAATAATTATATTTGCCAGAAGTTTTAGTACCAAAAGCACTTTCTACACCCCACTGTGTAAGTAAAGCATTTGGATCTACACCACCTAATTTTTCCGATGCTCTTACAGCTAAGGGATACATTCTGGTTAAAAACTCTCGTTTATTTTTAAACTCACCATTTGGACCAGTCTGTATACTAGGAGGTTCTTCACTAACCGGTGTTGGTGAAACTGATGGCGGATTAACCATACCTCGGCCACCTCCAACTGCACTTGGAGTAACATCTAATCTTGAAAGTCTCCCCTCACTTGTTTCTGTTTGTCTAAATCTTCTACTTTCAGCTGCGTCATAAGAACCATCATCTGGAACTGGTATTCGCATCTTTTTCAGTTCTTCAGCACGTTTTACTATCTCTTCATTTTTAACTAAATTTGGATTTTTACCTGCTTGTTCATATTCATTTCGAAGTTGTAATGCAGCTTCATCTTGTAAAGCAACTCTAGCTGCATTTGTTTCACCAACAATAGCTTGTATTCTAGTTTTACTGGTTTCTTTGTTAAGTATTGGATCATAACTCAATTCTTCTCTAGCAGCTTGTTGAAGTTTAGGAGAGTTTAATTTTTGTAATTCTGATTCTTCATCAGCAGACAAACCACCTTGCTCTTTTTTCTTAGTTGCAAGTTCCATGTAACGTTGTTTTTTCTCATCAAATTCTTCTCGCAACATTTTTGCAATTTGAAACATAGTGGCGCCCGCAGCGAAAGCTAAAAATATAGGACTTTTTACGATTGCGGTGAGAAACTCAACTAGTTTACCAATGACACTACCACCTAGTCCAAGTGCTTTCATAATGTTATCAATACTGAAAACTGACACAATGCCTTTTAATAAAAATTCACCTATTCCACCTAAAGCACTTGTAATTGCGCCAACGATTGTTGTACCGATACTCAATAATGGCGCAAACAACATGCTTAACATTCCAAGTAATCCACCACCTTCTTCTTTTTTACCTGATACTGGTGTTGGCAGTGTTGATTTTGCTTTTCCAAACTTAGATTCATACTCTGTTTCTCTCTCACCTGCACGCTTGAAGAACATATCCGCTTTATACGCAGGTTCTCCACCAACTTTACCTTCACCTTGAATCTTTACAAGTTTAGCGATGTTTTGTCGCATCAAATTCATATCTCGTGCCATCATTGGCAATACAAGAGAGTTTTTAGCGCTTAATTGTGTATTGACAATTACATCATTTGTTTTTGAAACTAACACATCCAACTTTGCATTCATGGCCTCAGAAACCATGGAATCTCTTGTTGGTGCTGTTGAAATTTTACTTGTAGCGTCACCAGTTGGAGTTGCACTATATGCCTTGAACATTGAAGGCAAAACTGCAGCTAAAAAACCACTTTGATTGAATATTTGGCGTGGGTCAACTTTTTCTAAAAATCTTTTACCAAGAGTCGATCCTACTCCACCGCCTCTTGCCTTTTCTGATTTATAAATTTCTGCTAGTCTTGATTGTTTGGTAGCCATTATCGTGCCTTTTGTTGTGCTTTCAGTCTTTCTCGCTCTTCTTCTAAGTGTTTCACTAACATATCAATATAAATTTGTCTTTCCCACGGTAACATATTTTCTAATTCAGTCAAACTGTATTTGTGATACTGCATCATAGCAAAGTTGGTTTGATAGTGATTTGATAAACTATCGTGAGAAAGACCTATACGAAAAAATTTTGTATGCCCTCTATATTAAGTTTTTCCTCATAGTTACATTTTGGACATTTAAAATTCAATTCTTTTTTAATTTTAGGCATTGTCAAAAAGAAGTCTTGAATTTTTTCTAAATCATCTTGTTGCAAGTTTTCAATAAATTCTATTAATTCTTCTTTTGTTGAATCTTTAGCATAATAAATTTGTTCATCATCGTAAATGTAATCAACACATTTGGCAATAAGTTCGATGGTCTTTTCAATTTCATTTTCTTCACTTATATGCTCAGTATTAATACTGTCAAAACTTGGATATTTCATCACAATACCAAGTTTGTTTGTAATTTCTATTTTGTTAGAATGTTTCGCGTCTTTAGACGGCTCTAACTCCAAAAGATTTAAATCAAATTTAACCAATCCATTACATTTTTTATCATTTTCTATAATATTATTACAAGTATATTTTAATGTAATTATTTCGCCAACAGACCTTGCTCTTAATTGTAAGAACAAATTTTCTAAATCAAATGTAGGTAAATCATCTACATCCACATCTTTTGATAAAATGCAATTGTTTAAAACTTGTTTAACAACTTCAATTTGTTCTTTAGAATCTTCTGATTCCATAGCCATCATAAAAAGTTTTTGTTCTTTGACTAAGAATGGCCTAAATTTTATTTTTTTGCCTGTAGAAACAAGTTTTGTTTCAAAAACAGGCGTATCAATCTTCGGTAACATGATATATCTCCACTAGTTAAAAATTCTACCAAATATAGTTCCGGCAGGGTTATAAATTTTATCTGTAACATTGGTCAATTTTCTTCCAACAGCATCACCAAATAACTGCGCGGCGGCTTCAACCAAGTTATAATTTCCATTAAATACTACTTTGTATCGTTGATAAGCAAATTGTATTGATAAGCGATGAAATCCATCTTCTGACCAAGATAATGGTTGTGATGCAATACCAATTGGAAATGCATCGATTAATTCAACAGCAAATATTTGACGAATAAATTCATCATATTGAATGATTTTGATATTTGTTAAATAACGTGATTCTCGACCTTTTGGATAACGTAAATTATTTGTATCTGATGGCATAATTGAATCAGTCCATCTTTCAAATAATTTACGTTCATAAAATTCATTTGTGCAAATAAAGTTTAATGCTGTTTCACCGTATTGTGTTTGATACGGCACTTTAAATGTTGGGCCGTAAATCTTAACATCAGCAGTTTGTAGTGTTTTGCCCGGTAATTCAGCACTTTCGCATTGAAGTGCTAGATAGCGTGACAGTGATGGATTATCACTGCGAGATTGTGCATCTTGTTTTCCGCTACGAATAATGTTAGTAATATCTGCAACTAAAACATTAGGCAGATTAATAAGTTTTTCTAGAAAAGAATTTCCAATGAATTGATTAATGTATTGTGGAATTGGAATGATCACTTCAAACCTTGATGGTTTAGCGAAACCTTCTTTTGCATTTACATTTGATAAAAAAGATTGTGGTGAAAATGCCATTAGAATTTATTCCTAGATTCAGCGTATACTTTACTTGTCGAAGCTTTAGCAAATGATTCCATCGGCAACAATGCGGCAATGTCCCATTCGTCAGCATCAATTTCTAAAAACCTAGATTCAACATGATTAAACAAGTATCGTTTAATACATGGTTTTGCTTCGTAAGTTTTACTTGCTCGTGAAAGCAAATCGTAACTTAAACGAAGTTTAGTTGTTTTGTCAAACTTGTCGTTATTTGCATATTCACTTAATTTATCTAAAAGAACGATACGTTGCCTTGGATGAATGTAATGTAAATTCAATCCTAAAAAACCATCGTTATATTGTTCTATGGGTAAAACCAATGGGAACCTATCGTAATATGGCAACTTATCTTTCATTTTTGGATCATAAAAGTAAAAATACATACGACCAATGATGGCATTATTTTTTAGTCTTTGACGATCCGCAAAAAGTGCCTGCCGACTAGGTTTCAAGGTTGATATTTTAGCACGTAGCCATGCTCGTGCTTGATTAGTGCGAGTGTTCAAACCTTCTTTTGCAAGAGAACTTTTAATGCGGTCAATTAAATAAGCCATATTGTATTTAGGTGAATTGCTAAAATTGCCTTTTTAGGCACACATTTGGAACATAAGTATGGTGTCCGCTTTTAAATAATACCTAAATTCTTCTCCGTAAGTATTCTAAATTCCCATCCACGATCCTTACAGAACTCAGTAGCAGCTTTCCATTTAGATTGATTGATTGCATAAGTCACATATTCACTAATGAACTTTTGTGTTTTTCTTTTACGAATCGGTTCTTTAGTTTGATACTCTGGTTTGACTTCTAAAACATGAGTCATCACGGTTCCGTCTTTACGTTTCACTTTAACGATGAAGTCTGGAAAGTAACGGTGTATCTTGTTGTCAATAGGGTTGTAATATCTAATTACCAACTCTTCGGAAGACCAATAAATGACACTTTCACTTTGATCTAGCCAATCCATGACTTTTCTTTCCCACGTGGAACGCCAAATAATATTGCTTGCATCACCGGCATATTTCTTGGGATTTTTAAGTATAAATCTTCCTTTGTATGACATAAATAGTATTTATTTTACTTAGGAAAAATATGGCCTTATTTTCGTTTGCAGACCTTCGTTTTAAAACGGCAACAAGACGTGGATTTGGCGCTATTGGTAATTTGGTTGGTAATAGAAAATACGATGTAGAATTGTTGAGGTATCCTATTGATCTTGGAAGTGCAGATAAGGGCCATTACATGGTCATTCATATTAACACACAAGTTAAAACACAGTTTCAAAGTAATTTATCTGGTGATTTGCCTACAATATTGCAAAATGGCGGAATACCACCAATATACAGTTCAATTGGTAAACTTGGTGAAGGTGCTGTCAATTTAGTTGGAATTACAGACAAAATATCTGGTGGTGCTTTGACAAGTATTGGAACAAAAGCTGCAGATTTGATTGAAAAAATTGATCGATTTGGTATTAGAAATGGTCTTGGCCAACTAGGACAAAATATTACTGGCAACCGTTCAGCTAGTGAAATATTAAGTCAGGGTGCAAGAACAATTCAAAGAACAACCGAAACAATTGCTCTTTACATGCCAGATACTTTAAATTTTACTTACAATCAACAATACAGTTCATCTGATTTAACTGGTAATTTAGCTGCAATCATCTCGGCCGGCGCAAGTTCTGTTGATGCCTTAAAAGCGAGCGGCGCTACTGTTGATGGTGCAGTTGGTGTTGCATCAAATTTAACACCATTTGTATTGAATGCGGTCGCACAAGCTTCTGGCTCTAATCTTTTAAAAGCTGGTTTTGCTGCTATTACAGGTACAGTTCAAAATCCTATGCTTGAAATGTTGTATTCTAGTCCGTCTTTTAGGTCTTTTAGATTTGATTTTATGTTCTATCCTAGAGATGAAAGAGAGGCTGAAGAAGTTCAAAAAATATTAAATACATTAAAATTTCATCAAGCGCCAGAAATTGCAGCAGAGGGTTCTGGATTTTTCTTAGTTCCACCTTCAGAATTTGATATTAAGTTTTATTACAATGGCAAAGAAAATGTAAACATACCAAAAATATCAACTTGTGTATTAGAATCTATTGATGTTAATTATGCGCCAAATGGATTTGCTGCTTATGAGGTTCCGGGTGAAAACACGCCAGCTTTAGGTAAAACCGGTATGCCCGTTGCCATACAATTAGGTTTACAATTTAAAGAAACAGAAATTCTTACAAAAACAAATTTTGCTAACGGTCGGAAAAAAACATCTAGAGTGGTTGGAACTGATTTTAGTGGAACAATAACTTCAGCAGATCAGATGGATTCAAGTTACAGTTATCGTGATGGTGGCCACTAAAAAGAAAGACAATTAATGGCTAATTATTTCATAAAATTTCCAAAACTTTTTTATAGCTATGATGCGTTTAATACCGCAGAGTTGGTTACTAATATTATGGCTCGTTTTTCATTGGAAAAATCAATTAAAGAAAATACATCCGTTTATTATGAATATGATGTTGTAGAGGGCGATACGCCAGAAATTATTGCAAGTAAAATATATGATTCTGCTGAAAGACATTGGATTGTTTTAATGACAAATGATATTGTTGATCCACAATATGATTGGCCATTAACAACTATTACATTAAATAATTATATTGATGAAAAATATTCAACAAGCGAATATGCTAATTCAAATACTTCTGGTGCTGGTATTTCTTATGCACAATCAAACACACATTCGTATTATAAAATAATTACAACAACAATACCAAATGGAGATAAAATTATAAACAAATATGAGATTGATGTAAACACTTATGCCAATGTAACATCATCGTCAAGCTCGGTTACATTACAAGATAATAATGTAATTACAATTGCTACAACAAAAACAACTAAAACTTATTATGATTATGAAATTGAAGAAAATGAAGAAAAAAGAAAAATTAAACTTTTAAAACCAGAATTTGTTTCGGACTTAGAAAAAGAGGTTGAGGCTGTTTTTAAAACATGAGCTTAACTATTGCACAATCAACTCAATTTGTATTTGAGGAACTTACTTTAATATTACCTAATAATCAATCTTTTGATTTAAAGGGCATTTATACTGAAATAAATTTGCATGATAATTTATTTACACCATGCGTATCTGGTAATATATTAATTGCTGATGCAAATAACTTGGCACAAAAACTTTTACTAAAAGGCCAAGAAAAATTAAAAGTTACTATTTCAAAATCTGGCACTCAATTTTTAAAATTTACTAAAGAGTTTGTCATTTATAGTTTGACAAATAAAAAAAATATTAATCAAACTTCAACATCGTACATTTTAAATTTTGTTTCAGAAGAATTTGTTTATTCTGAGCAACAAAAACTTTCTCAAAATTTTGAAGGTTTATATTCTGAAGCAGTAACAAAAATTTTAAATACTTATTTAAAAGTTGCTAATAATTCACCATCAAATGGTCGTGCTGGTATTGGTATAATTTATCCTTCAAATGGTAATCAAGATTTTATTTTGCCGTCAATAACACCATTTGAATCTTTGAATTGGATTTCACAAAGAGCTATTTGGAAAAGTCCAAAAGGTGGCGATTATAGTCCTGATTTTCTATTTTATGAAACTGCACAACAAGGTTATAATTTTGTGCCGTTAACTTTTTTAATGAGTTTAGATCCAGCTTTTCAAATAAACTTTAAACCAAAAAATATTGATGAAAATGTCGCTGAAGAGTTTCTTGGTGCTCGTGATTTAAAAGTATTGTCTCAATTTAGTTTGTTAGATAGTGTGCGAGATGGTGTTTATGCTGGTAAATTTATTGGTTTTGATACTTTAACTAGAACACAAAAAATTACAAAAATTAAAAATGTATATGAAAGTACTGTTACAAATAAAACACAGTATTCGCCAAATCTTGCAACAGATGCTGTAAGTAAAGATAAAAAGAATTTTACACAAATGAATGATTCAAGAATTGTTTCTTATCCGTTTGCTTTACCAAGAACTGCGGTACAGTATATTAAAGAAAACTATCCAGAAGCAAGCAGTGTGATAGATAATAGTGAGTTATATGTGTTTCAAAGAAAAGCTATATTTTCTAATTTAATGCAAAGAAGATTGCAATTAGCCATGCCTGGTAATTTTGGTTTGTTTTCTGGACGCATGATTAATTTAAATGTGCCTAAATTTTCTTATAAAGATGGAACAAATCAAAATTTGGACAAGAGTTTAAGTGGCAGATACATAATTACTGGCACAAGACATTTAATTAATTATAACAAACATGAAACATTTATTGAAGTTTGCACAGATAAAATAGAGAACTAATATGCTAACACAAGATTTTTACGGTAAAAAAGGATTTATATGGTGGGTTGGTCTAGTTGAAGACGATGAGGATCCATTAAAACTTGGATCAATTCGTGCTCGCATTATTGGCCTACATAGTGAAGATAGAAGTTTAGTGCCCACTGAAAGTTTACCATGGGCTCAAATTATGTTACCTGCCACCGGCTCAAATACTTTCACTGTGCCAAGAATTGGTGATTGGGTATTTGGTTTTTTTCAAGACGGCGAATATGCACAAATACCAGTTGTTATAGGTATTTTTCCTGGTATTGAAAGTGTGCAGTCACAAACTCTATATCAACAAATTGTAAATAAAAAAGGTGGACCAAATGAAGTGCCACAAACACCATGGGCCGGCCGAGAACCGGGCAAACCAATAACACCACTTGAAGCAAGAAGTGATGGTACAATTGAAGGAACAGTTGTTAATGCAACGAATCAAGTTCGTTCACATGTTTGCGATATTACACCAGAAGTCACTAAAGCTGTTGGTTATATAAAAGGCCAATTTGGTGTTGTTATGGAAAAAATACGAGAAGGAATTAGAAAAATATTAGCTGTTTTGGGTTTAAATCCAAGTCCAGCATCTTTTTTTGTACAAGTAGCTAAAGAAGTCGTTGCATTATTGAAAAAAATTACAAATGCAATTAAAGAGGTAAATGAGCAATTGGTTTCTTTATTAAAAGTTGCACAAAGAATTCGTGCAGTAATTGAGTACATTGAAAGTTTACCAGAAAAAGCACGAAAATTTTTAACAGAATGTATTACTAAATTTTTGGCAGCATTAGCACAAGGTTTTGCTGATCTTTTCGCTAAGCCAATTACTGGTGCTTCATTCGGTGCTTTTTCTGAAATACAAAAATCTTTTAATGAAGTTAGCAGCGCAGCTAAAGGGCTATTGACTGAGACTGGTAAATTAGTCTCAATGCCAGCTCAATTTGTTGGTACTTTACTAACACCTTCAAGTCCGGATGCTTTAAATTCGGTTGAACGACAACTTAAAGGTCATGTCAATGCTATAACCACAACGGGCATAACAATACATAATAGAAATGTAGTTTCTGCTAATACTGTAGGACAAGTAATATAATGACAACAAAACCAGAAGGCGAT